TAGAGATCACGGTCAGCAAGTACCTCCTGGAGCGCCGAGGCCTGCGGCCCGGCAACTACTACGAGTGCACCGGCCCGGACGGCACCCGGTTCGACAACACCAACATCAAGACCCTGCGCGCGGTGCTGGCCAAGCGGTACGGGCGCGTCACCGTGAAGGTGGTGTGGGGCAAGTGACCGACGCCATCAACGATTCCGAGGCCCGCCGTGCGCGGCTGGCACCGCTCAGCGCCGCCGAGCTGGACTGGATCGCCGACGCGGTCCACAGCGAGCGCGCCGAGGGCTACCCGCCCCCCAGCGAGCGCCTGCGCCTGACCTCGCCCGGCCTGCGGGCCGACGGCGCCCTCCTGGTCGTTCCGGACGGCCCGTGGCACGTGCACGACCACCCGAACCGGCGCACGGCCAGCCCCGACGACCTCGACCCCGAAGTGCCGGCACCCGGGCGCGAGCAGCTGCACCCAGATCTCACCGCCCGCTGGAGCAGCGAAGGGCTGGCCATGGACCAGCACGGCCGGCCGATCCACCCGCACTGGCGGCAACTGCTGGCCGACCCGCGCATCGGCCTGCCAACCGGCGTCGGCTACTTCTACCGCTACGGCCCGAACACCACCGTCGACCCGGTGGTCTACCGCCGTCGCGGCACCGGGCCGCTGGAGATCCTGCTGATCCGTCGCCGCTCCGGCGGCAAGTGGGCGCTGCCCGGCGGGTTCCGCGACCGCACGGACACGTCCAGCGAAGACACCGCACGCCGTGAGACCGCGGAAGAAGCCGGCCTGACCGGGATCGGCGGACACGCCGAGGTCATCGCCCACACCCGCTCCATCGGCCCGATGGCCACCCTGCACGCCTGGACGGAGAACACCGTCGTGCTCCTCCACGGCGATCAGCAGTACCTGGCCGATACCGCCCTGGTCGCCGGCGACGACGCCGTAGACGCCTGCTGGAGCACCCCGGCCGCCATCGAGGACCTGCCTCTGTACGACCGGCACCGGCAGCACATCAGCGCCGCGCTGGACCGTCTGAAGGTGTTGGACAAGTGACCGCCGCCGATAGGCTCGCCGCCATGCCGCGAACGCTGATGGCCGCGCTCGACTGGTACGAGCGCCGCGTATGGCGCCCGCTCGTCGACGCCGTCACCCCGCAGTGGGCTCGGCGCCTCGAGCAGCGCTGGTACGCCCGACAGAACCGCCGCCACGGCGCCACGCTCGTACAGATCGCGGACATGCTCGGCGGCGCCGGCATCCTGCCCGAGCGCGAGGCCGAGCTGCGCGCCAAGGCCACCACGCTCACCGGAGGCACGCAGTGACCGTCCGGGAAGTGCACGACCTGCTAGCGATCGCCGCCGTCCCGACGCTGACGGCGGCGATCGCCGCCGTCGACTGGACGGCCCGCTGGTTCGCGCGGTCGTTCAACCCGGCCTGGCTACTACGCATCAAGAAGCGGCGCATCGCCGCGGCCCGCCGGCGCCGCGCCAAGGAGCTGCTCGAGCTGGCCGACCTCGTCGAGATCGGCCAGCTACACCCGGACCGCGCACGATGGCTCCGGCTCGCCGCGGCCAGACTGACCGCACAGCCCTGAATCGCCCCAGGCGGTTTCGCAGGAACCGCGCATAATAGATCACGTACACCGCCACCTGCCCGATTCGCGCGGGCAGGATGGTGGTGCGGAGACCACCCGCGTGGTGGCGCACCGGCTCGCCGGTTACGGCGAGACCAGCCCCCGCAAGCTGCCAGTACACCTCGCCGTTCCGACCGTGTGTTCGAACGAGCGAGGTGTACGCCATGCCGCGCCCATTCCCCTGCCCCGGCGCCCACAACGACGCCTGGCGCGCCGCTGAAACCCAACGCGAACTGACCGGGCAGCCCCACGAGCTGAATCCCGGCTACGGCGTCGTGCGCTGGTGCACCACGTGCATCGAACGCACCCGCACCCGGCTCGCCGAGCTGCCGACGCTCTTCTCCCTGCTGCACCTGGAGCTGGAGAACGCCACGGTGCCCAAGAACCTCCTGACGGGCGGCCGCGGCAGCAGCGGAGAGCCCCTGCTGCACCCGAACCAGCGGTTCATCCGCCTCGCCGACGACGTGTACGACCGCGTCACCGGCTGGGCGGAGACGGTACGCATCGACCGCCGGCTGGCCATGCCCGAGGGCCGGGTGCGCCGCGGCTACGCGCTCCAGCGCGACGTGCGGTTCCTCGACGCCCAGCTGTCCTGGCTGCTGGACGAGAACCCGGACGAGACCGCCGGCCGCGCGTTCGTCGACGACATCCACGCGATCTGGCGCCGCGCCAGCACGGCGACCGGCGAAGCCCCGGTGCGGCCGGCCCCGCGCGACGGCGTTCCGTGCCCCAACCCGAAGTGCGGCCTGGCGGCGCTGGAGAGCGAGGTCGTCGACGGCACCGCGACCGGATACACGGTCTGCCGTGCCTGCTCGAACCTCTACACCGAGGACGAGATCACCGAGTGGATCGGGCGCAAGGCCGGCGTCGTCCTAGTCGACGCGCTCACCGAGGTCAGCGAGGGCGCCATGGCGGCCGCCGAGGGCATGGCCGTCGTCGCCGACCACGTGGACCAGGTGGCCGAGACGATCCGCGGTCTGCGCGTGAGCCAGGGCTGCTGCACGCTCGAGCAGCTGCGCGCCGGCATCGGTGAGAGCGATGGCGGTGTGGCGGCATGAGCGAACCCACCTACGCGCTCGAGCCGGCCGGGCTCGGATACACGATCACCGCGACCGACACCGACGGCAACCCGCTGCCCGTGACCGTCGAGACCGTCTCCGTGCGCAGCATCGTGTTCGACGCGGTCGACAACCCGACCGCGCCGGCCGCGCCGTACGCATCGTGGGAGGAAGCCGCACAGGACCCGCTCGCCCGGCCGCTCACCTTCCCGCAGGTGGTCAAGCGCACCGGCCGCTCCCGGCGCACCATCAGCAGCTGGATCCACGAGGGCGTGCTCACCCCGTACCGGCTGGCCGACGGCACCCGCATGGTGCGGGTATTCCTAGAGCGCCAGGTCCTCGAGGTCGACCGCGCCAAGCGCGACGCGGCCGCCGCATCCCGCCTAAACCTCGCCCAGCGACGCCTCACCGCGCACCGCGCAGACAACCCGCCGCACCTCGAGTGAAAAACCCGGGTTGACGGGTGATCACGGGCTGCTCATCATTGCCGTAGCACACGTGTGCCCACAGGACCTGACGGATCCTGCGTCGCCGAACGTGTCGAGCATCTCAGGGCTCCGAAACGCCCCGCCAAACGGTGTTGGTCTAACCCCCGTTGGCGGGGCGTTTCTGTGTTTCCCCACGAGTCACCGGCCGCGCGCCTCGACCCTTTGGCGCTGCCCAACCCTCGCCGCAACACCGCCAGTCGGCCTTGATCCTGGCGGCACGTACGGCGCGGCGGGCGTGAAGAAGAGCGCACCCCCGTATCAGGCGGGCGCGCGGCCGGCCAGACACCCGATCCCACCCGCTGGGAGGTGACCGGGAGATGGACCTGCCTGCCGACCTCAAGCCTGGCGACTACGGCGTCGTACGCACCACCGGCTTCGTCCCCGGGTGTATCCGGTTCCTGACGCGCTCGGCGTTCGATCACGCGTTCATCGTCATCGGCGCCGACGGCAACGGTGACTACGACATCGTCGAGGCCGAGCCCACCGGTGCCCGCTACGCGAAGCTGAGCGAGTACGCCGGCTACCAGGTGCTGTTCAACACCGGCGAGCCGCTCACCGACGCCCAGCGCGCCGCCATCGTCCAGGCCGCCCACGGCCTGGTGGGCACGCCGTACGGGTTCCTCGACATCGTGCGCCTCGGCCTGATGCTCACGATCCGCCGCGCGCCCAAGTGGCTGACTAAGCGGGCGGACGCAGAGCGGGCCATCATCTGCTCCCAGCTCGTCGCCATGTGCGGCAAGAGCGCCGGCGTCGACTGGCTGTGCGGGCAGAGCACGACCGCGATGGTCACCCCGGGCATGCTCGCCCGCCGCATCATCACCCGCGGCTGGGCCAAGGCGAACCTGGGGCTGGCCGCGTGAGCATCGGCTTCGACGGAATCCTCGCCGTGGTCGCCGACTACGAGGCCGCCATGGAGAAGCTGCTGACCTCGCCCGGCGAACCGCCGGAGAGCGAGCCCGAACGCGTCCTGGTCGTCGCCGGCAATCGCGCCGAGTACGAGGCCTGGTGCTGGGACCACCACATCCGCCCGGGTGACCCGCGCGCCATCGAGCTGTACGAGCCGTGGCGCGTGCGAGGCCTCGCCCGCGGCTTCCCCTACACCGTGACCGGCACCTGGCAACGGCGGCGCGATCTTCCTGCGCTGGAAGCCATGTTGCGATGCCGCGAGGCCCGGCTGTTGAGCGAGGTGACCCCATGGGGTTGCCGAACCACCGACGGCCCGGCCCACAGCCCGACCCGGATCGCGACAGCGAAGCCCTCGAGCTGAAAACGCAGGGCCTGACCTACCGGCAGATCGGTGACCGCCTCGGCTGCTCGCCGTCGACCGCGTACGAGGCCGTCCAGCGCGCTCTGGCGTCGACCAGGCAGGAGCCGGCCGACGCGCTGCGCAGGCTCGAGGCCGAGCGGCTCGATCGCATGACCGTCATCCTCGAAGAGGTCCTGCACCGGCGCATGGGCATCGTCGACGCGCTGGCCAACACGCAGCGGGAAGACGACGACGGTAAGGCCGGCGAAGCCAGCGACGAGCTGCTGCTCAAGACGGTGGACCGGTATCTGCGCATCCAGGAGCGCCGCGCGAAGCTGCTCGGCCTGGACGCCCCGGCCCGTCACGAGATCACGCTCGAGGCGCTGGAAAGCGAGATCGCCCGGCTCGAAGACATCGTCGGCCCACTCGTCGACGAGCCCGAAGACGAGCCACCGCCGCAGGACGAGGACGAGGCGGGAGGCGACCCGCCATGAGCCCCTGCGTCGACGAACCCGACTGGGACCGCGCCGCAGCCGCAGCCGCGGCCCTGCTCGAGCAGGAGCTGGACGAGCTGCTGCGCGACGCCCAGCCGCAGGCACCCGGCCCGCGGCCGATGACGATCGCCGAGATCGACGCCGAGGTCGACCGCTTCCGCGCGCAGCTCGGACTGGGAGGCGCCGAGTGATCACACCTCCCGAGACCTGCGACGTCGAGGTCTGCGACGGCCAACCGGCCCTGCTGTGGCAGCGCTACCTCACCCCGCAGGAGTACGCGCAGCTGATGCTCACCCCGCTCGCCCCGATCGACGGCATCGCCCGCATCGCCGTACGCGGCTGCGCCGGCCACGCCATGCCCGAGCACAAGGCGCACTTCACGCACCGCCCGGACTGCCCCTGGCCGTCCGAGTGCGCCTGCGACGAGGCCGACGCGCCCGTCGCCTACACGCCAGTACAGCCCACAACCGCATATGTCACGGCCCCACCTCCACCACCGGCGAGCGGGCCGCAGCACGTCCCGCGCCGCGCGGGATAGGAGAGAAAGCCGTCCCGCCATGCCCGCGTCCAAGGCGCAGCAATCCCAGACCGCAGACCGCCGCGCCAGGCTCGTGCAGCTCAAGCTCGCCGGCGTCGACTACGAATCGATCGCCCGCCAGCTCGGCTACTCCAGCCCCGCCGACGCGCGCAAAGACCTCACCCGAGCCTTCGACGCATCCGCGCGGCGCCTCGACCACGACACCCAGGAGCTGCGCGCGCTCGAACTCGCCCGGTTGGACCGGCTGCAGGCCGCGACGTGGACCTCGGCTCTGGCCGGCGACGTCAAGGCGGTCGAGACATCCCTGCGGATCATCGACCGGCGCTGCCGGCTGCTCGGCCTGGACGCACCGACCAAGCACGAGGTCATCTCCCTCGACGCGATCGAGGCGGAAATCACGCGCCTCGAAACGGAGCTCGCCGATGACCAGCGATCTGGAGGCGTACCGGCTTCAGCGGCTGCGGTACCTCAAGCAGCTGCAGAACAGGGCTAAGGCGCGCGAGGCCGCGAAATACGCCGGCATCGACGTCTTCCACGCGCTGGAGTACGTGCCGACCCCGAAGCAGGTCCTCTTCCACGAGGCCACCGAATACGACGTGTTGTACGGCGGTGCGGCCGGCGGCGGGAAGTCCAAGGCGCTGGTCATGGACGCGATCGCCAAGTGCGTGAAGTACCCGGGCCTGCGCGTCGGGCTGTTTCGCCGCACCTACGGCGAGCTGAAAGAGTCGCTGATCACCGAGCTGGCCTCGGTGAGCTTCGCCCGCGCCGTCGGCGCGTCGTGGAACGGCACCGACTGGGAGCTTCGCTTCCCCAACGGGTCGCTGATGATGTTCCGGTACGCGGAGTCCCTGCAGGACGCCACCCGGCGTCAGGGCGGCCAGTACCAGCTGCTCTGCTTCGATGAGCGCACCCTGACCCCGCCGGATGTGGTGGCGTTCCTGGAGTCGCGTCTGCGTTCCGGCCGCGCCGACATCCCCGTGCTCGGCATCCGCTCCGGTACCAACCCGGGCGGCCCCGGCCACGGCGCCGTGAAGGACCGGTTCATCGACCCCACCGGCCGCGGCGACTTCGTGATCGTCGACAAGCGCGGCCGCACCGTGCGGTTCATCCCGTCGAAGCTGTCGGACAACCCGCACGTCAACCCGGAGTACGCGCAGGACTTGATGGCGCTGCCAGAGCAGTTGCGCAAGGCGTTCCTCGACGGCGATTGGGACTCGTTCATGGGCCAGGCATTCGCGACCTGGTCGCGGGAACTGCACACCCTCGCGCCGATCGCCCTGCCCGCGTCGTGGCGGCGGTTCAACGGCATCGACTGGGGCTTCAGCGCCCCGTGGGCTGTGCTGTGGGGCGC